AAACAAATTTAAAAGTTAGACCAGAAAAAGACTGGGAACAACTAGAGGGTAGAGCAATAACAAAAAAATAATTATGTTAAAAAAAATAAAAATTGATAAAATAAATATGAATCCAAAAAACCCTAGGGTTATTAAGGATTACAAATTTGATAAACTTGTTAGAAGTATTAAAGAATTTCCACAGATGTTAAAAATACGACCAATTATAGTTGATGAAAACAATATTATACTTGGTGGAAATATGAGATATAAGGCTTGTATTGATGCTGGATTAAAAGATGTGTATGTATATATAGAAAAAGAACTAACAGAAAAACAAAAAGAGGAATTTATTGTAAAAGATAACGTAAATTTTGGTGATTGGGATTGGGATATACTAGGCAACGAATGGAAAACAACAGACCTTGATGAATGGGGTTTAGATGTTTGGCAAAATACAGATGACAATATTGAAATGATTAATAAGGGTAACGAGTTTTCCGAATGGGTTGGTATGCCAGAATTTGAAGCAAAAGATTTAGACATAAAAATTATAATAACTTTTGAAACAGAAGAAGCAAGACAAGAATATGCTGATAAACACAATATGCAATTTTCTGTAAAAGCCAAAAAGGCTTGGAGTACTAGCTATCCATTTAAAGAAAAAAACGATTTAAAAAATCTAAAATATGAATAGTTATCCTGTTTTTATACCATCAAAAGGTAGATATGATAATTGTCTAACTGCTGATATGATGATTAAGGATAAAATGTTTTTTTTTATTGTAGTTGAACCACAGGAATTTAATTTATATAACAAAAAATATAATAAAAAGTATTTATTAAAATTACCATTTAGCAATCTTAATAAAGGTGTTTATCCTGCACGAAATTGGATAAAAGAATATGCAAATAAAAATGGCTATAAATACCATTGGCAATTTGATGATGATATGAAAACACTAGCATATTATACAAATGGTAAACAACACAAAAAACCATCTTCATACATATTACCACTGATTGAAAACTTTGTAAATAAATATAAAAACATTGGTGTTGCTTCTATAACATCAAGTGCGTTTGCTTTTAGCAAAAAAACACCTTATGGTCTAAATAAAATGGTATATGGTTGTTTCTTATACAAAAGCGACTTGCCATATAAATTTAGATTAAAATTAGGTAACGATACAGATATGAGTTTACAAGTTTTAGAGGGTGGTTGGTGTACTGTTGCTATGAACGCATTTGTTTTTAATACACAACCTCTAGGTACAGGCAAAGGTGGTAACGACACAATGTATGCAAACAACGGTAGAGAAACAAGAGCCAACGCATTAAAAAATAATTTTCCACATTTACCTATAAAAGTTACTACAAGATTTGGTAGACCACACCACGATTTATCGCAAGTTTGGAAAAGGTATAAACAACAACTAATAAAAAAATAATGTATCCTGTTTACATAGTATCTAAAGGTAGATGGAAAAATCCATTAACTGCTAACTTTTTTAAAAGAGATGGTGTTGATTTTAAAATTGTTGTAGAGCCACAAGAATATGAAAACTATTGTAAATCTGTTGGTAAAAAATATGTTTTAAAATTACCATTTGCTAACCTTGGTGTAGGTTCATATCCAGCTAGAAATTTTTGTTGGGAACACAGTAGTAAAAACAAACACAAAAGACATTGGGTTTTTGATGATAACATTCACAGAATAAGAAGAATAACACAAGGTAAAAAAATAGAATGTAATGCAAAAAAAGCAATAGAAATTGTAGAGGATTTTACAGACAGATACGATAATGTCGGTATAACAGGGTTTAATTATACGCAAAACATTGTACCAGGTACATCTGATACAATACCATTTCGTATAAATGTACACGCCTATTCTGCTATGTTAATTAAAAACAATATGCCTTATAAATGGCGACTTAAATACAATGAAGATGTGGATTTATGTTTGCAGGTATTACATAATAAATTGTGTATTATACTTATGTGTGCATTTACAGTAGATAAAACAAGTACAGTTGCTAAAATGAAAGGTGGCAATCAAGATGATTTATATAAAGACAATGCTTATGAAAAAAAGTTTTTAAAGACCAGAAGTTTAGAAGAAGTATGGCCACAATATGTAAAAACAAAAATTCGGTATAATAGACCACACCACATTATAAATTGGATGCAGTTTAAACATCCATTAAAACGCAGAAAGGATATCGATTGGGAAAAAATAAAAAATATAAAACACGATATTTCACTTAAAAAGAAAGGCAAAATCAAGAATAAAAAATTACAAGAATTATATAAGAAATATAAATGAAAATATTGGTAACAGGTGGTGCAGGTTTTATTGGTAGTAATTTAATAGAATACCTTAAAAAAAATACATCAGCAGAAATAACATCAGTAGATAATTATTTTACAGGTACAGAAAAAAACCATATAAAAGGAGTTAAATATATAAAAGATACAACTTGGTTACTAGACATAGAAAAACAAGACTTGGTATTTCACTTTGGAGAATATAGTAGGGTTGTGCCATCTTTTAAGGATATTCCTTATGTTTTACGCACAAACTTACAAGGTACAAGTAGGATAATAGAGTTATGTAAAATATGGAATGCTAAATTAATTTATTCTGCATCTAGTAGTAAATTTGGTGGTAACGAACATTTGTCGCCATATTCTTGGACTAAAGCCAAAATGGTAGAGTTAATTAAAAACTATAACAAGTGGTTTAATTTACAATATGAGATTTGTTATTTTTATAATGTTTATGGTAAGAACCATATCGCAACTGGCGATTACGCAACAGTTATTGCAAAATTTGAAAAACAATACAAAGAACAGAAACCACTAACTGTAGTTGGCGATGGTACACAAACAAGACAGTTTACGCATATAAACGATATTATAATTGCGTTATATAAAATACTAAGGCAAAACCAAAATAAGGAGTGGTATTTGAGCAGTGATAAAAGTTATAGTATAATTGAGGTAGCAAAAATGTTTACAGATGATATTGTATATATACCAGAGAGACAGGGCGAAAGACAAGACGCAGTAACACTAGTAAATGACACAAAACAAGTTTTAGATTGGCAGACAAAATATGATTTAAAAAAATATATAAATGGACAAAAGTAGACACATAAAAAAGGAAAGCGTATTAAAAGCATTGGAACAAAGTTTAGGTGTTGTAACGATGGCTTGTAAACAGGCAAAAGTACCAAGAAGTACATATTACAAGTGGCTAAACGAAGATGAAGATTTTGCAACGCAGGTTAAAGACATTGAAAATGTTGCACTTGATTTTGCAGAAAGCCAACTGCATAAACAAATAGGTAAGGGTGTACCAAGTTCAACTATGTTTTATTTAAAGACAAAAGGCAAGCATAGAGGGTACATAGAAAGGACAGAAGTTACAGGCGCAGATGGTATGCCAAATAACTTTCAAATAGAAATAATTGATAAAACAGAAGATACAGACTAATGTTGTATACAAACATCTTGTTAATAGCAATAAAAAAATTATTGTAGAGCAGGGTGGTACAAGAAGTGGTAAAACATATAATATATTAATGTGGATAATATTTGATTATTGCGTTAATAATAAAAAAAAAATTATCACTATTTGTCGTAAATCATTTCCAAGTTTAAGAGCAACTGTATTAAGGGATTTTTTGGAGATAATACAAAACAATAATATGTATTCCGAATTATACCATAATAAATCCAATTCCGAATATCACTTGTACGGTAATTTAATAGAATTTGTAGCACTTGACCAAGCACAAAAAATTAGAGGTAGGAAAAGAAATTTGTTGTTTATTAACGAAGCAAACGAATTATATTATGAGGATTGGCAACAGCTTATATTCAGAACACAAGAAAGGATAATTATTGATTTTAACCCTTCTGATGAGTACCATTGGATATACGACAAGGTAATACCAAGAAACGATTGTGATTTTTATAAAACAACATACAAAGACAATCCATTTATTGAAGATGTAATCAGACAAGAAATAGAAAGGCTAAAAGATACAGATGAACAATATTGGCAAATTTACGGTCTTGGTGAAAGGGCAGCAAGTAAAGCAACCATTTTTAGTTATGTTGAGGTTACAAAAATACCAGAAGAAGCAAAACTACTAGCGTATGGAATGGATTTTGGTTTTACCAACGACCCTACCACATTGGTTGCTGTTTATACATTAGATTATAACCTATATATACAAGAGTATCTGTACAGAACACAGATGACAACCAGAGACATAGATTTGTTTTTAAAAGATTTAAAATTATTACGCAATCCAATTTATGCAGATAGTGCAGAGCCAAGACTAATATCAGAATTAAGAACAATGGGGCATAATATATTTCCAAGTGTTAAGGGTAAGGATTCTGTAAATGCAGGTATTGACTTATTAAAAAGATACAAGATACATATATTAACAGATAGCAAGAACGCAATACTAGAATTTAGAAACTACAAATGGACAGAGGATAAGACAGGTAGGTTGACCAATATACCACAGGATAATCACAACCATATAATAGACCCTTGTCGTTATGCAACATATAGTATTTTAAGCAGACCAAACTTTGGTAAATACATAATACAATAATTAACAAAATTGTTTATATAATAGGTTTTTTTATTAATTTTATACCTATGAACATATTTTACCTAGACAAAAACCCTTATGTGGCTGCAAAATATCTTTATAACAAGCATATCTGTAAAATGATTATAGAATCAGCACAAATGTTATGTACAGCACATCACCATTACGACAATGGACATAATGTACCTTATGCAAAAGCGTATTACAATCACCCATCTACAAAGTGGGTAAGAGCCAATACAGAGCATTACTACTGGCTTTATTATCACTTAATAGGTATAGGTATGGAATTCGAGAGAAGATACGGTAGAGAGCATCTAACGGCTTCTAAATGCCTAATACCACTAGAACAAGCACCGAGTGGTATGCCAACAAGTAAATTTGTGCAACCCCCACAATGTATGCCAGACCAATATAAAGACAAATGCAGTATTGTTGCTTATTGGCGTTATTATAAAGCAGTCAAACATAGAGTTGCTACAAAAAAAGAACATATTTATTAAATTTTTTGTTAATAATTAAGGATTTTTTATTATATTTATACTATAAAATTATAACAAATGACATATACACTAGACAAATACAAACAGAACCTCAAAGTCATCAATGATGATATTTGGAGTTACAACACAAGAGTTGGTATCATAGCTGGTACCAAATTATTTCAACTTGGTTATTGGTCGCAGACCACACAAAAACATATAAATTATGTGGCTGACCAGTACGACTTGGACTTGGTTAAACCGTAGTTATGGATAAAATACAAAACCTAAGCGATATGGAATATTACGCAAATATGACACTCTGTTTAGGTCTATTAAAAAAATGGACTGATAAAAGCAAGAACAAAGATTTGCAAAAATTTACCACAGCACTTATTGGCATTTCATTTTATACCACAAAGTTACAAGATGATTTACACAAACATAAAATAGCTATTAGCGATTATCGTGAGACAAAAAACAGAACATTATTGGAACACGAAAAGTTACTAGAAAAATATAAAACATTGAAAAAAAATATTAAATTAGTATAGTAAGTGGTTAACTTTATAGTTTGGTGTAGGGGGCTATTATTAGTCCCCTTTTTTTATTCCAAAAATTCTGCTTAAATTTCTGTACTAAAAAACACAATTAAAATCGTTACATAGTTATGAAAACCAATTTAAAGGTACCAGATAAGTTAAGTGAAATAACATTAGGGCAATACCAAAAGTATTTAAAAATACAAGAAAATAACAAAGACCCTTATTTTTTACAATGTAAATTAATAGAGATATTTTGCAACCTAGATGCTAAAAGTGTGAGGTTAATGCGTATGCAAGATGCAGACAGAATATCACACATAATTAACAATATGTTTGACAAAAAAACACAGCTTGTCAGAAAATTTACAATGAACGACACAGAATATGGTTTTATACCAGATTTGGAAAATATGACTTTTGGAGAATATATTGATTTGGACACCTATATTAATGATTGGAAAAATATGCATATAGCTATGAACGTCTTGTATAGACCAATAAAAACAAAATTCGGTGATAAATATTTAATTAAAAAATATAATGTAGATGGTAAGGATAAAATGTTAAATGTGCCAATGGATGTTGTTTTAGGTTCTATAAGTTTTTTTTTTCGTTTAGGAATGGACTTGTCGAAAGCTATGATGAATTATTTGGAAAAGAAGGAGACCAAGCACTTGACGGAATATCTATCTTCAATAGGAAATGGGGATGGTATCAATCAGTTTATGCGCTCTCTGGAGGAGATATTACGAAATTCAAAGATATCACTAAACTAGAGTTACACGAATGTTTAATGATGCTAACATTTATGAAAGAAAAAAGTGAACTAGAAGCAAGAAGATTAAAAAAAAATTTTAAATGAGCAATACAGGAAACAGAGGTTATTATTTAGTTACAAACAAGATAAAAGAAACATTATTGGCTGACCAAAATGTTAATGAGGTAACATCTGGTGATATATCACAAGTTAATTTAAGAAAGCAAAACATATTTCCACTTGCACATATTATGGTAAATACAGTACAAATAGAGGAACAAATAATGCGATTTAATGTTACTGTTATGAGTATGGATATTGTAAATGAATCCAAACTAGAAACAATAGATATTTTTATAGGCAACGATAATCATCAAGACATTTTAAATACGCAATTATTAGTCGTTAATAAATTGGTACAAGATTTAAGCAGAGGTGATTTACATACAACAGGTTATCAGCTTGACGGTTTTCCAAATGCAGAACCATTTGTAGACAGATTTGAAAATATGTTAGCAGGTTGGTCTGTTACAATGGATATTTTAATACACAACGATATAACGATATGTTAAAATTTAAAGAGGTAGAAAAAGAGTTAGAAAAATTTAAAAACTTTGTTGTAGAAAAAGCAAAGTCAAATCTTGTTAAAAAGAAAAAAGTAACATCTGGTAATTTATTAAATAGCATAGATGCAAGAATAATACAAGAAGC